CCCGGCATAGGCTTTGCCTTCGACAGTCAGCGCGGCGAGCACGCCTTCGCCAGCGATCGAAACCGCCCGTTCTGGACACGCCCCAACAGCCTGGCATTCGTACCCCTTGCCTGCGACGTGTTTTCCCGGTCCGGCAGCGGCGGCGAGTATCTGAAACTGATCCCGACGGAACGCGATCCGGATCGTGAGGGCACTCACTGGAACGCAACCCGCCTCTTCAACGATCGCATAGACACGGAAGCCATTGCCGCGGCGCAGTCCATCAGAAAGCAGCTTCTCGCGATCAATCCCCCGGACCCGCTTCTGCTTGAAGCGCAGGCGGAAATCCTGGCCGAACGCGTCGGCGAGGCCCTTGGCAATCCGAGTTTTCCGCGTCGCGCAGAACGCTGGATGACCCCGGCACGCCTGCGAAAAGTGGATGACCTGATTGAAGGCCATCTGGATCGAACCTTGACGGTCGCGTCACTGGCCAAGGCACTTGGCCTTTCGCCGGGATTCTTCTCTCGCGCTTTCAAGGCTGCGATCGGCAAGGCCCCGCATGATCACATTATCGACCGGCGCATTGCGCGTGCACGCGCACTCCTGCAGGAATCGGAGCGCGGGTTAAGCGACGTAGCGCTGGCCTGCGGATTTTCGTCCCATGCCCACATGACAACGGTATTCCGCGTGCGTCTCGGCGCGACGCCGGCTCAATTTCGGCGGTGTCGATAGCGCTTCTCGACGGCCCTTTACATTTCTTTACCTGACCGAAACACCGAGGCAATGCGCGGATCGTAAACCGGGACCAGCGCGGCTTCGTGGACGACCCGGCCGCCGGTTCAGCTGCCTCAGTGCAAACAGGAGGACAATGATGACCCTGCGTGTCCGCCTCAGACCGCCGCTTGCGGTTGTTACATCCCTGATTTTGATGGTTTTGATCCTGTTCGCCCTTGCACCGGCAATGGCAGAGGAGGCCTCCGGTCGAAAGCGGATTGACGACCTGGCAGCCCGCATTACCAATGAGCTGACGCTCGACACCGCACAACAAAAGGCGGTTCGCAAGGTCATGCGGGAATTCGGTCAATCGATGCGGCAGGTGATGCACAAACACGGGATCGACCCTGCAAACGGCAATCGACCGCCGTTGCACAAGATGCTGGCTGCGCGTTCAGACATGAGCAAAGCCAGAACGAAAATGGAAAGCAGCATGGCGGAAATCCTGACCCCGCAGCAAATGCGCCGACTTCGCACTCTCCAGAAACAGCAGCGCGCGAAGTGGATGTCCAGCCACCAACGGCCGTGATGTCGCGATTAGGAACTGCAACGAGGCGTTTACGCGGTCGCCCGGGTGATCAATTTGACCCGTCGTAGGCCAGCGGCCGCGAGATACAGAATGGTGCAGGTGAGAGGAGTGACCTGGAACCGGCACCATGGCGTCCAAGCGGACGCCCCGGCGGTCAGCCCGCCCCGTCGGAGGCCTGCGGCCGTGAGATACAGAATGGTGCGGTGAAGAGGACTCGGCACACAAAATTTCTTCAATAAAATCAATAGATCAAAAGACGAAAATCATCATTTGTTACCCAATTTGTTACCCACATTTTCGCGATCAAAACGTCACCAGCCGCCCACTGGCCTTGAAGCCGCACTTCTTACACTTGTACCGAAGATTTCGATACGGCTTGTCCGGACCGAACATCGCAATCAGTTCCTCCCGCCGAAACCCGCCCGGGTGGTGGCACAGGCCGTTGTCGCACGCGATATACAGATCGATCCCGCTTCGCTTCAAATCCCCCAACGTCTCGACGACAACCGGCTGCTTTTTCATCCAGAAGACATGAACAAAACGGGATCAAATGTAAAGCCTACCCGTCTTCGGCCGTCGGCCAATCTGACGGGATCCCCCCTCGTTTGACGAAATAATCCAGCACCCGCAGCGCGATCGGGTTCGGTGGCCTGGCCGTGTCGGTCGTTTCCGGATCCGCCAACCATCGACGGATCGTTCTGGGATCAACATTCAGGGCTCTGCCGATTTGATTGTCCGACAGGCCCAGCTCGCGCTTACGCGCCTTGAATGTGTCGCGGTCCCGTTTGTGTCGTTCCAGCTTGTCGGTCATGACCGATCGTCCCTTTTGTTGCGGCGCCGCTCACGGGCGACCAGGTATTTCGTCAAGTCTTCCAGGACATCCATGCCGGCGGTTATCTGCATTTGTGTCGTAACCGCCCTACCCGTCTTGACCGACACGTTCAGATCGCCGATTCGGCCCGACGCGGTGAATGTATCCCGGCCGTCCTGCGGAATGTAAGCCCGGCCGGCCAGCAAATCGGCAATGCGGCGGGTTGCGTCTTCCAGGCAGCGCTTTTGATAATGTTCGTTTGCGATCGCCTTGACCCCCTTGCGGGCCGGCTCGATCGCCGGGCCGACGACATGGCGATGGATCTCCGCCGCGATCCGCTTCGGGTCGGCAATCATGCGCGCGATTGCAATTGTTCGCTTCGGCGATTGCGCAAGGCCGCCACTTTCCAGCCGCGGCATGTAGTAACACAGGTGCGCATATGATCCCCTCACGGTGCGGGGAAGGTCAGCCGTGATCACGAGGCGCTTTGTCATGGCTTCGGGATAGGTCGGATTGCGAAAGGACAGCGAAACCGGTTCGCTCGGATGCCGGACGGTGACGCAATAGGAATGCAATTCTTCCACCTCGACACCGTCGCCGAACATGTGTTCGGCGACGGGCTGGACGATGGCAAGAAGGTCTGCGGCGCTCATGCCGCATTCCCTTCCAGTTCATCGCGTTGCGGGCGGGACGGCCGGACGCTGCCGTACCTGCCGCGGATGTCTTCCATGGATACGCCGCCGCGCGACCGCGATTTCCAGTTGGCGGGGCGGAAATGCCATTTGCGTTTGGCCTTCGCCCACTTGAAACCCGCGCCCCTCAGTACATCCTTGTAGGCGAAGGTTTCGCCGCCGACCCAGATCCACGCACCGCAGATCTCGATTTCCAGATCCGCAATGGCGATGATTGCGTTCAGGGCTTTGTTGAGGGCGACGCCGTAATCGGCCTGTGCCTCGCCGGCATCTTCACAATCGCCCTCGAAACCCTTCAGGGCTTCGAATGCGGCGTTGACCAGCTTCATCATTTCTTCGCCGGCCGGATTGACGTCGGGATGGTATTTCTTGACCGCGGCCAGATAAGCCTTTTTGACGTCGGCTTCAGTGACTTCATCGGTCAGGTCCAGGATGGACAATGCGTCTGACTTCTTCATATCGAACATCTCCTTGTCAGGTGGGCTCCAGTGCCCTGTCGATGCTTTATATATAGGGCCATCGGCCCTTATTTCAATCTCCATTTTTATATATTTTTATATTTTTTATCTTGAATTTTTCATATTAATATATAAATTAGGTTCATCAACAGGGCACCGGAGCCCACCTGACAAGGAGATGCTTGATGATTGACCAGAACCACAGCTTGGATTTCGACAGCCTGGGCCAGGCCCGCGAGATGTTCATCGCGCTCGGAATGCGCAGAACCCCTAAACAGATCGTCGAAAGCTGGCATGGCGTCAGCTATTCGGACTCCGGAAGCCGTCAAATCGTCATCGCCCGCAAATGCGGCAAAAACCGCTTCAATTTCCACTACGCCGCGGCGCCCAAATTCTAATCGAAGGGTCATTCATTATGTTTATCGAACAAACCGAAGTCCTCGATCCCAAGGGATGGTCCGTTCTGTGTCGCGATCCTGGTGACGATGGCGCCACCCTTGCAATTCAGGCGAACATGAACGGCATCATCAAGGTCGTCTGGGAAGACACCGAAACCGGCGAATGGTGGACGATTTCCGGCCATGCTTACCACGTTCCGAAGGGCATGAACGCCGTGGATTATGCCCGAACCCTGATCAAGCCATAAAGGGAAACAGAACGATGACCCTCAAGCACAACACCCCGTTTGAATTCCGCATCACAATGCCGGACGGGACATACAAATGGGAACTGATGTGGATCAACACCGAGGATCACGACCGATACGGGGATCCTGCGAAAGACCTCGGTCCCGGCTGGCATCGCGCAAGACGGTCCGACGGTGCGGGTTTTTGCCTTTACAATAAGGGACTACGCTTTCCTGACCCCGCAACGGTAAAACAGGACCCGCCGGACGTGACTGCTGCAGAAATTCGGGCGTATTTCGGACATGACGGCAAGACGGTCAAAGTCCAGGTTCCAAGGAAGGACGACATTATTCGCCGCAACGGTGAAGTTTGCGGGAAGGTCGGCGATGTGCGTATGGCCATTTTGAAAAAAAGAAACACATAGGAGACAGGCAATGGACTCGATACTTGGCTATCAATTGATCCAGACCATGATGATGGACGAAGGATGGACCACCAACGTCTATCATGTCTCAAAGCCCGGCCGCGACGTGACGCCGGTATACAATGGACGATCCCTGGCGAAGGCATGGGACGCCCTCACACAAGCCGACAATTGCAGCATCATCTTCATGAAAAACAAACTTGTCGACGGCATGGAAATCAGCCATGCCGGCAAGGCGAACGAAACCGTCAAGCCGGCATCCGACAAAGGGGTCGTTGCTGAAATCTGGGCCGAATTCCAATCGGTTATGGTGTGAGGGGACTATGGCGGATAATGACGACAAGGACGCTGTCAGCGCCGAAAAGGGGCTGACAGCGGAGGAATTCCAGGAATGGATGGCCGCGATGGGATTTCGGTTCGACACCGATGCGTCGAAGGCCCTCGACGTGCACCCCCTGTCGATCAAGAAATGGAAAACCGGAGGCTGCGACGCGAAGATCGAGGCGGCTTGTTATGGGCTGTTCATCCGCAAGACCTATCCGAATATGCCGCCGCCGCCGTGGAAAACGAATAATAGATAGCGAGTGACCTTGAATTACTTTTCCAAGGTGCTACATATCAATTATTGCAACGCCCTACGGGCCGCTCTTAGGAGAAAGAAACCATGATCATGCAATCCATCGACTATACCGTTCACGAAGATCATCCTGCCGCGAAGGTGCTGCGCGCCTATCACAAGGGTCTGCTCATTCAGCGGGTCGATGTCCCAAAGGACAACAAGACCGGCTGCCCCAGCATCCGAATTGACGATTACAAATTGGTCGACACCAACAATTTTTGTCGTTGGGAGTCAGACCCGGCACATCGTGAAGCCATAATGGATATTGCCGAAAAACTGGATCGCCTTCGCGGGACGACAAACAGCGTGGCGTTCATGCACCAATCGAAGCATTCAGGCGTCCTCCGGTTCTACAACGAACAGGAAATTCTCGATTGTATCAACGCATAGGAACGGTTTAGATCGATGATCAGACGATCCGGCGGCGGCCGCCAGAAAATGTGGAACGCACTCCGATCGGCAACTGGGCCGGTCGGGGTCGAGCAAATGATGGAATTGTCAGGCAGCGAGGAATCCAGTGTCTGGGTCTACATGTCCGGCCTGATGAAGCACGACTATGTCCAGCGTCGCCCTTCAGGCTGGGTTCTTCTGCAGGATACGGGGCCGCATTCGCCGGCATACTCCGCACAAACCGGCGAACTGCATGATTGGAACCTCAACCCGCGCATGTCGCCGGCAACACTAACACGGGCATGGAAACGATCCGGCTTGAGCGTGTCCGCATTCGCAGAAGCCATCGGCTTCAATCGCGGAAGTTCGGCCCGCGTCGCTTCGATGATGCGCGGCGGTCGTCCTGTTTCGGCACAGGTCGAAAACGCCGTGAACGAATATCTGAAAAAGAGCGGCGACGCGCACTCTGGAAAATAGCCCACCGCCGCCGCCCGCATTCTCCGCAGCCAGGCTTGACGCCGGCGCCTGAATGCCGCCCAGCTATAAAGCGCCGGCGGCCGTGCGTCCATCCGCTTTCAAAATCCCCCGCCCGATCAACTCCGCGATCTGCGGCACGATCGCGTTGCCGACCGCCTTCAGCCGGTCCAGCCCTTTGGGTAGCCCATGATCGTTTCGGCCAATTCGACCGTCTGTGTTAGCGACCATCCGATCCACTGAGGGAAAAAGGTAAATCTGATCTGCCCACCTCGCCCGACCGTTCTGGATATCGAGCGCCGCGGATCGGATTTGCTCACGCGTGACCAGCCGATCGGTTCGCTGGCCAATGGGGTAGGCAACAATCCAGATCCGATCCCGGCCGTGCGGTAGGCCAATGTTTCCAGCTCCGATGCAATGCCATTCCGCATCATACCCGAGCGCGGCCAGGTCGCCGAGAACCGTGTCCAGTCCTCTAACAAGCAGCGCTGACACGTTCTCCACGACCACGTAGCGGGGTCGAAGCTCGCCAACAAGACGGGCGATTTCGGACCAGAGCCCGCTTCGCTGACCCTTAAGTCCGGCACCGTGGCCGGCATACGAGATATCCTGGCAGGGGAATCCCCCGCAAGCAACGTCAATTGGTCCGACATCCCGGCCCCTCAGTTTGACAACGTCATCAAAGATCGGGACCGCCGGCCAATGCCGGCGCAGGATCGAGCGGGCGAACCCGTCGATCTCGCAGAACGCGGACGTCCTGAAGCCGCCCGTCCGTTCCAGTCCCAGCGAAAAGCCGCCGATCCCGGAAAACAGATCCAGGACCGACAGTTTGGGACGATCGGGCGGGCGCGCCTTATTTTTTGGGGAAGTGGCCTCGACGCGCGAATCCGCCATATCGATTGTCCTTGCGACGCTCGGAATGGCGTTCCGGTAGAGGCTCTGAAGGCCTGAAGATGTTCATCGCACCGCAGCGCGGGCATTTCAGTTCAAGGGTTCCGGCAAGAGCGCCCGGTTCCTGACGGAACAACAGACGGTCGCAGCCGGCACAGCGTATAGACTCCATTGGTTTCCAGTGTATCAATCGTCCCGCTGTCGACTAGCAGCGGCAGGGACGGCGATAATTGCCTTTTCGTCGGCGGGGCTGTTTTGCTATGACCCCGTGATCGGAGCGTTGCAACCACTCCGGTCTCCCTGTCTCTTTGGACAGAAAGGAATGCCGCGATGTGCGGACGATTTACCCTTCACTACTCCTGGGCGGAAATGCACGAGGCCTACAATCTGGTCAGGTCCGAAGACCAGGCCCGCAACGTGCCCGCCCGCTACAACATCGCGCCGACACAGGACGTTCTGACCGTCGCCGACATCGATGGCGAGCGGCGCCTGTTTGACGCGCGGTGGTGGCTTGTGCCGTTCTGGGCGAAGGAAATCCCGAAATGGACCCTGTTTAATGCCCGCTCCGAAGACGCCGACAAAAAGCCGGCGTTCCGGGAGGCGTTCAAGTCGAAACGCTGTCTTATTCCGGCCGACGGCTATTTCGAATGGACGAAGAACGAAGACGACGGCAAGAAAGATCCCTGGTACATCACCCTGCCCGACGGCGCGCCGTTCGCCTTCGCCGGCTTATGGGCACACAATACGAACCTGGACATTACAAGTTGCACGATTCTGACCGCGGCGGCGGATCCGGCGATAGCGCACCTGCACCACCGCATGCCTATCATACTGGATGCCAGACACTATGATGCCTGGATGGATCCGGAAACGGATGCGGCGGACGCGAAGGCCTTGTTGACCAACAATCGCGGGGCGGAACTGTCCGGCCGACGCGTCGGCCGGGCGGTGAATTCATCGCGATCGAGCGGGGCGGACCTGATCGAATAGCGAATTCGGTTTTACAGATTTCGACGCGGATTATGCGGGTGATCATGCAAAGGCGCCCTTAGCCGGCACGTTTCCAGCCACACAGCCGCTCACCCTTCAAATTATGCTCCACCGCCCGCCGCTTTTCCTCGATCGTCATCGCGGCAATGACGGCCGGTGACAGGATCCGCGGCTGATTGCCGACACAGAAGTCGCCGGGTCTGGTCGGCGTGGCGCAGCCGGCCAGGATCAGGGCCGCGGCGAGGATCAGTCCCTTGACCATTTCATCAGCTCCTTTTCCAGTTCCGCTTCCGACATGACGGCGACGTCGCGGCGGACATCGTCCTGGACTTCGTAAGTCCGGATCGTCCGCCTCATCGCCTTCGACCGCTCCGCGTTTCGGCCCTGCGACCGGCCGAACAGCCAGGTCGCACCAAGCGTGAACAGAGCCGCGACACTGGCCATAAGCCCGCCGAATCCGCCGGGGATTGTGGATGCAATCAGATCAAACATTGTCGTCTCCATCGAAAAGGTCGGGCGCGATCGCGATGTCGCTGGTCTCGTTGCGCCAGGCCAACCGCGTATTGGTGAAATAGGTCCGCAACACGTAAAGGACGGGCCCGGACAGATAGACAAGCGTCTGGTTGATCTTGTTGACCACGTCTTCGGGGAACACGCCCCAGACGCCAAGTAGCGATACGATCGCAAAGATCAGGGCATACAGGTTGATCTTCGATTTGGCCGGGTTCTTGGTTTGCATGCTCAACCTCCAAACCACATTTGCCAACCCGCGCCGGCAGCCGCCACGATGGCCGCGATCAGGGAATAGAAGCCATTGGCCTGGTCCGCCTTTGGCGCATTGTCATCGACGACAATTGCAACCGGCTTCGGAATCGGTTTCGGCGGCGGATCCTTGGCGAGCTTTGCCAGCGTGTCGCGCCCGACCAGGCCGTCGACGGTCAAACCGTTCTGCGCCTGGAAGGTTCGAACCGCCGTTTCCGTGCCGGGCCCGAAATCGCCATCGATGGCGACGGGGAACCCATGAACGACCAACCGGCGCTGAAGGCCTTCGACCGCCTCGCCTTCCGACCCGCGGCGGAGGACCCTGATGCCGTTCTGGCGGCTCGACACAGCCGCGCCGGCCTTGACCGCAAGCAGCGTCTTCGCCTTGGCTAGGTAATGCCGCCGATCCGCCAGGCCGTTCCTGCCACCATTGACGCGCTTCGTGACCATGACGATGTCGTCACGATCGGCGTATCGGTTCAGTTTCCGCGACTGCCAATAATAGACCGCCGACAACAGGGCCCATGGCATGCCCTCGAGCGCGTCCGGCCGGTCGACAAAATTCGGCGGGTTCAGGTTATTCGACCGGCACCACTTGAAAAACTCTGTGACGTTGGCCCGACCGGTCGTCTGGATCAGCCCCCTGCCCCGGAAGCGCCGGCCATCGCCCTTTTGCGTGTTACCCAGGTCCCTGCGCCCCTCATAGGCCGCGCCGGATGCATATTCCCGGGTCGTGCAGAAGCCATCGGCTTCGTGCGCGATCTGGGCAAGGAAATGCGCCTTGCGCAGCGCCGTGTCGATGCGGAACTTGACCGCGGTGTCGTCAATGATCGGCCCAAGTTCGCGCAGGATTTGTTCCTGCCGGGCGCCCTTTTGTCCGCGCACGCGCGGCGCCAACGCGCGAAGCATTGCGTAATCGATTTTCATAATGGTCTCCGGTGATTGTCGGCTGGGCCGACGGTTCGTCGCGTTCAGTCCGTCACGGGCAGCCGCGCGACACAGCTCATGAAGATCCTGTTTCCGGCCGGGAACATCTGCCGTTCGCCGATGAAGACATCGAAGGCCGTTCCGTCCACCTTGCGCCCCCGGACCACGCCGTCCTGTGCAAACCGCAAGCGGCCGCCTTCCCGAATCCTCGACGTCATGTCGGACCCGTGCGGATGATCAATCCCCCGATCGATCAGCTCCGAAACGTTACGTCCGACCACTTCGCGATAATCGGAATATCCGAACAGCGTGCAGAAAGCCGGGGCCGCGAACACGATCTGGCTTAAGTGGTCCGTGATGCAAAGCGCTTCCGGCCGCAGCCCCAGATAGGCTGTCGCCGCCAGTGCGCCGTCAAGATCCATCATCACACCTGTTTCGCCTGCATAGCGTTCAAGGCCATGTTTTCCTTGAATTCGCGGTAGGGCGCGATTTCCTCGCGCAATTCGTCGATCTCGCGCCGCATAGCCCGCAGTTCGGCGCCATAAAGACGCGGCGCGATCCACTTGAAGGCAACGAACGCGCCGGTCAGAAAACCAAGACCGAACAATCCACCGGACGGCCCCAAAAACAGCTCCACAAATCTCCCCGCATCCATGCGCGCCGCCTCCTTAGCCCCGATGTCATCGCGAATGGACATTACCGATCGTCCTTTCCCTGCCTAAACCGAAGAAACCGCCCCGCCGAAACCGAGTTCAACCGCTTTAGCCCGCGCCGCATCGATCAGGGTGTCGACCAGCGGATCTACGTCGTCGACGGACGAAAGGGCCGCAATCTGCGTTTCGGCGAGATTGCGCAGTCCCTCGATCGCGGCAGACATCTTTGCAAAGTCGGCAGCTTTCTCCCGCACCGAGTTCGCAAGCGCCGTGACGCCGGCGGCGTCCAGATCCATCGCGGCAACGAGTTCCTTCAAAATCAACGTGTCGGCCACATCGCCGCCGGCGAGAACCGCGCGCGCTTCCGCCTGCTTGGTCGGCCAGGCCATCGTCTCGGCATCCGGATACTGCTTCACAATCTCTTTTGTGAAACTGTCGACATAATCGACAACGCGCCGATAGGCCCTTGCCCGAGCCCGCACCAAGCTGGCATTTTGAAGTGCAGGCATGTCTGACACCAGCGCGTCGATGATCTGCGCCATCGTTTCAGGAAAACGGATTTCAAATGAACCATCCGGCAATCTAAACAATCCAACATTCGCGCCATCATATTCCGTTGACTCCAAAGCAATGCGCAAGCCCAGATACGCCGCTTCATCGAGCGGCCGTGTTTCCGACTGGAACGGCTTGATCATCGGTTTCACCGGCTCTTGTTCATCTGGCATGACGGGCCCTCTATGCAACGGATAATTTGGTAACTGAAAACCGGCTTGTGAACGCGGTCGGGAAACCTGATCCGCCGCCCGCATCATCTCGGGAAACTCGAATGTAGTAACTTTCTCCGGGAGAGACCGTGCCACAAAAAGCGACGCACGCGCCGAGGTTCGCCGAGGTTCCTGACGTCCTGTTGTCCTTTGCCACCCCTTGCGCAACACCGGTTTTCATGATGTGCACGTTAATGCCTCTTGCGCCCGCGCCACCGACAAAATCCATGCAAGACATTATCAGCAACAACCCTCCGTCCGAGGGTCCACAGGTCCATAGGACCCCATCAAATGTGGAGTCGATGAAATTGTTTTCTTCTTCCGTGGCGAAACTCACGTTGGTCGCAACAGCGTCAGGGAACCCCTGCGACCCGTCAACGTAGTAAACCATCCTCGGCAGGTTCGGTGCTATTGGCGGATCATTCGGCCCGGGTTGACCTAAAAGCTTGAACAATTGGTGCACCTGCGTCAGGTCGTCTGGATCCAAAGTGAATCCAAATTGTTCCAGAGCGAAGGCGATTTCCTCGATCAGATCGGTAAATGCCCGGTGCGGAACACGGGATCCCTTGGTCCCCGCTGCACGGTCTCCATCTTTCCAGTCGGCAAAGTTTGCAGAACCAACGGGCGGCGTTCTGTACATGTCAAGCTCCAATCACTTCGGAATAGTCGAAATAGAGAAGCGACCAGGCCGGCCGCAGCGGGCGGAATATGCATTCCAGTTCTTCATTGGCCGGCCAGTCGAGCAGGCGCGTGACACCGGCCTCGCCGATCGCCGCCTCGAAATAGTCAGACGGGCCCGCCGCCAGATGCACGACCCATTCGACCTCGAGATTGACGGTCGCGGTTTCATGGTCGAGCCCGCATTCCGACACGCCGCATTCGAAGGCTTCGGGCTCCTCGATGCGGATATCGAAACCGAGGCGCGCAGCCAGACACAGATAGTCGCCGGGCGAGATCGTTGCCGGCGACAGCTCCTTGGCCACGACCGCGCGGAGACGGGTTTCAAGCGATTGATCCGTCCCGAAACAGGGGTTCGGCAATCCGAAATCGGTCTCCCAACCCTCAAGCGAGTCCGTGATCGTCGAGACGGTCGATTCCAACGCCGTTGAAAACATGCGCTGATAAAGCGGTTTCAGCACGCCGGCAAAGCCGCGCCAGAACGTCGTCATCTCGCTGGCCGGATTGTGCACCTCGCCGTCCGGCGTGCCCCAGGCCGCGCCCTGGGGCAAAAGGGCGACGATCTGGTTCGTCAGGTCGGTTTCGTCCGGATCCGACTCTGCGTCCCGGGTATCGAGAACAGCGGCTTCCAGATCGTCCGGGCACGGCCATTCGATCAAAATCCCGTCGTCCGGCGGATCAAAGACCGCGCCGCTCACAATGTGCCATGTCGACATTATTTGTTTCCCTGTCGCGGCTTTGCCGCTGCACGCCTCTTGGGCTCTAAACCCAGGTGATGGCGCCGGGGACCGGGTATTCACCGGCCGCAAAGGTCACATCCGCCGCCGGCACGCTCAATGTGTGGCGATCCTCGCCAAGCGTGTCGGATATCGCTTCGGAGATCCATTCAGGCGGCAACACGAAATCATCGTCGGGCAGTCCCGGCCGGGTCCTGGCGACGAACATGGCCGCGATCGAGGCCTCGACCTTGGCGCGCAGCGACACCTCGTCGGGTGTCAGTTTGATGGTTATCGGAACCGCAACGGCGGTCGGCGCGTTGACCTCAAACCCGACCCGGATCATGCGCAGTTTCGCAATCTCCGCGTCAACCACCGCTACGTCCGCAGCGGTCGGGATCCCGTTCGGGCGATCCGCGAACAGAAACCAGACTCCGATCGTCGTCGGCCCGTTCACGAAGGATTTCGCCCACGCCGCGGTGACCCCGGGGACCGCCCGGGCAAATGCGGCATAGTCAGTTTCCGCGCCGCCTTGCGGCGGCCGGCGTTTGTGTTCCAGGACCCGGGCGCGCAAGCTGTCGACCGTTTCCTTATCGGCGCCGCCGCCGAGGCCGTCCGGGCCGACATCGGCCGTCGCGGCGAGGCCTGGCGATAAGGCCGGGTCGGCAAGTGTCAGTTTGACCGCCGCGGCCAAGTTGGCCGCCGCGCCCCGCTCCAAGGACTCGACTGTAAACGAAAGGGCGCCATCGCCGGCCGCGACCGCTTCGGCCGTCGTTCTGTAAACCAGATTGCCCGACAGGTACTGAATGCCAGCGGGATAGACCGTGGCTGGCGTTCCCGTTGTCGTTACGGTTCCGCCTGCCTTCGACGCCCGATTGCGCCTTATGCCGCGTTCATAGGCGTGTCGGCCTTCCAGGTGCAATTCATCGGCCGTCGACGCAAACATCTGCCGGTAAAGCGCATCAAGGCGCAGGTAGACCGGATGCAGGACCAGCGCCAGGACCTTGGCATGCACATAGTGCGTGTTCGGCCAGATGATCGCCTCAACCAGGCCAAGCGCCGATGCATAGGCCGCGCGGGCCTTTGCCGACAATTCGTCAATCGAGGGGACGGGCAACGCCATTCAATTGATCCCACAAAATCGCAAAGGATTGCTGATGGAGTTCGCGGCCATCACGCCCGAACAAGGTCACGGTGAATTCAAAACGGTTCTGGTCCATCAGGACCGTGGAAGAAAAGTCGATCCAGGCAACAGCCCCCTGATCGATCAGAGTCTGCAGGGCCTCCCGACAGGCATATTCGGCAAACCGCGGCGTTTTTGTTTCGTCCAATGTCGCTCGCCGCAATTGCCATAAGCGCGATCCGAGCGGACCTTCTCCCCTGCCCTCGTCCAGGTCGAAGGCATCGCCGGCCCATCCCCGCTGCTCATCACCGTCGCGCAAAGCTTCCGGTTCGACGGCCCGATCGGTCTGGAGGCAAATCAGGACAGCGGTCGCCAATTGTTGCCGCGATTGCAATCCGAACGGATTGCCCGGCTCGGTGGCGCCGACGCGGCGAAAGTCGCCGCAACGGCCGTCCCAGACAATGTCCGGTACGAGCGGCGGCGTCTCCGCCACCTCGATGGGTATGATCCGGATGGACATCGGATTTAGGCAATTCTCGCGTAAACGTTCAGCGACGGCCCGGACTGGGTCTGAACCTTGGCGAACGTATGGTCGTCCGGGTTCCCGCCCAGGTAGACCTTCTTGTCCGCGCCGACTTCGATGAACGCATCATTGTCGGTCACGGTGATTTTCAGACTGCCCTGGCGCATCTCTACTGTCTGATCCTTGACGTCGATCGTCATGCCTTCGTCGATGACCTTCAGGATATGCCCATTATGGTCATAGATTGCGGCATTGCCGGTTTGCAGGTTCGGCCGCATCGCCGGATTTTCGCCGCCAAGGATGACGCGCTGCGCCGATCGGCCGCCGAAGGCCACCTGGAAGCCAAGCGATCCCGCTGGAAGGCGGGAGGCGAACCCGTGTTGCTGGCTCGACAAGACCTTCGTCGGCACTTCGCCGGCCCGACCGGCCCCGTTCAGCAATTGCTGTCCCGCTTCCTCGATATCGCCGGTCACCTCGAACCGGCCAAACTGAAAATCAAACCGGCTCAAGCGCGCCTCCTGTCGATGCGGGTTTCGCAGCAACCTTCGCCTTTGGCTTGTCGACCTTGAAGCTGTCGCCTTCACCCTTCGGATCCTCGCCGTTCATCGCCCTCGGGTCGACCAGGTCCAGACGGGCCCGCGTCCCGCCGTCGTTCTGGCTGAACGTACCGCCCTTGATCAGCATGTCCTGGTCAAGAAAGATCAGGGGATCCTTCAGGTGAACCAGATAGTTCGACATCCAGAATTCGCCGGCGCGGTCGCGCCATCCCGGGACTTCACACGATGCGGACTTCGAGCGGCCTTCGCGCCGGGTCAGTTCCTGTTCGGCCCTGCCTTTCAAGGCGTCCATCGTCGGCTCGCCTTCGAACAGGATCACTTTCGGACGCCGGCGGCCAAGGGCCGGATTGGCGACTTCGGCTTCCGGGCGCAACGCGCCGTCACCGGATCCTGTCGAGGCCTGGCCGCGAACGATGATCGGATCGTGGCGATAGCGACCGGTCAATTGCGCATCCGCCGACAGGAGGTTGACGCCCAGCTCGAGCCCGCCGGCGTGACGGCCGGCCGGTCCCTTCGCCATATTGATCGCGCCGGTTTCATCGTCGTAAAGCAGAATGCCCCGTGACCGCGCCAATTCCTCGATTTCGCGAAACGCCGATCGACCTGGCACAACCCTGTGCAAGGGCACATCGAACAATTGTCCGGACGATTTCCATTCGACGCCGGCGCTTTCAATGGCCCGAGCCACCTCCGCCAAATCCTTGTCGCGAACTTCTCCGGAAGGATGCACGATGGACGATTCCGTCGTATCGACAGGCTTCGAAACGAACGTGATCGACGCTGACCAGATGACGCCGCCATCGGAGTCCTGATGCCCCGGGTTCGCATCCCGCACGACGCCCGTCAAAAGCAGGTCGCCGTTGGCGGTAATCGTCGCCGGCATGTCGGGAAACGGAAAATCATCCTCCTCGACCGGCCCTCCCATGGCGATCGTAGCGGTTCTGACGGCCTGCTCCGCGCCAAACGTCATGGAAAAATCCATGAAGTTATGGATCGGCCGGCCATCGACCGTGATTTCGATATGTTCAAGAACGTCGGACATGATCACGCTGCGAGCCCCTCCAGGCGGATCGGCAGGAACAAGGGCGTCAATACCCGGTTGCGATCGACCAGCTCGCGGGCCCGCTGAGGATCGACATAGAGACGGTGCGCCAGATGCGTCGATGAATACGAGTGCGCGGTCTCGACCGTCACCAACGGCATACGGTTGGCGGCGGTCTCCGACAGATGCGAGGACGCCGCACCGACGACTTCGGACAACCAGTCAAACACATCGGCGCCGAGGTGCACGCCAGCAACGTTCTGCACGGCTCCCGCCGCGACCAGGAATTCAGATCGCGCACCAAGAGCATCCTGGCGCGCGGCAAAGGTCTTTCGTACAATCGACAACGCCAGGCCATAGACAAATGCGCAATCGGTCATCGCGGCGACCCTGTCGTCTTCAGATTTCGCCCCGGCCAATGCGTCCAGGAAGGCAATCGCCTGCAGGTTAGGATCGTTCTCGCGCCCGACAAACCGGCAAAGGTCCAAAACAGCGGGCCCGAACGCATTCGGCGCGTCGGCGGCCGTCGCGACCGCGTCGTCGAAGCCATCCAAAAGATCGTTCAAATCGGCGTCCAGATCGTCGGCAACCGGAACGGCCAGGATCGCCCCGCGGACCCGCTCCGCTTCCTGCGCGATCGACAGCGCAATGGCTTCATCAAAAAACGCCATCAGAAGGTCGCTCCAAGGGCGGCTCGCCCCGCGGTCGCCAGATGTGAAAGCCGCGGCACGATCGCGCCGGCAGCGAACGGAACGGACGAAAGACCGGCCGTCACGAATTCCAGATCGAAGGCGATATAGCCGTTACGATCCTTCTCGCGAACGCGGCGGAAATGTTCACAGCGATAAAGACCCTGAATGCCAAGAGGCAAGGTCAGGAGCCCCGGGCCCGACGATCCCAATATCGCGGCAAACCCCACGCTCGCCCCGTCGACGAAATCGCTGGCAAGATAGGCCGTCACGAAGGCCCGCTTCGCCCGTCCGCCGAAATCCTCTGTGATCGGGTCGTCGCGATAAGCCACTTCGGCAACCGAGACACGCCGCCCGCCCTCGAATTCGTCGACATCGACTTCGAACGGAAATCCCTTGAAGGTCGCAGGCCAGAATGCCCTGGTCCAGTCCCGCGCCATCTAACCGTCCCCTTCGTCAATGTTCGGCATGCCGCGGCCGATATTTGCGTTGGCACTGATCGACACGTTCGCACGGATCGGTTTGCTCATGATCGCTTCGATCTTTGCACGGGTTTCCTCGGCCTTCATGATCGCTCGCGCCGCCTGTTGCTCGAAACCGTCTACGAAGCCGCCCATGGCCTTGTTGCCCGCCGCCGAAAGGTCGATATCGGCGGCGCGTTCAATGTCGCCGAAGGCCTTTTCCGCTTCACGAACCGCGCCGTCATCCACCGACACCGGTTTCAAGAATTCAAAATCGGCGCGGGGCGCCGGGAGATCCGGCGCGGCCTGCGACCCCGTCGGCTGACGGCGACCACTGCCGATAAACACCCCGTCGCCCGGCTTGCTGCGCGGCAGGCCGATGGTCATGCGATCACCGGGTTTCGACCGCGGCGCCGCGATTTCGGATTTCAGGGCCGGGTCGTCGGGGAACGTCGATCCGGCCTGTTGAATAACGGGTGGCAGGAAATCGAATCGGGTACCGTCGACGCCCTGGCTTTCGATCCGCGCAAGTGCATCGTTGAAAGCCGCCAGTTCGTGCCTCAACAATTGCACACCCGATTGTTCCATGGCGGACGCGCTGTCACCGCGAGCCAGGATCGACCCGATTTCAGCGTTAAGCTTGTCACGCTCCGCGGTGATGATCTTCTTGTGTCGATCGGTGATCCCGAATGTCGTGCCGCCTTCGCGCAGGGCTTCGGCAATAATCGGATCGTCACGGATCGTCGTGTACGTGTCCGGATCCAGCGCCTTGTTCAGCGTGTCGAACGCCGGAACAAGGATCTTGGCGGATAGCGCGCCGATCCGGCGCACCGTCTGATCCCAGGAATTCGCCAAGCGATCGAGAGAGGCCTGCGCGTCGTCGGTCAACCGAGACAGGTCCTTGGCGGTTTCGCCGGCGGCGTTGTCCAATTCGCTTTCAAAACCCTTCAGGCGCCCGCGTTCCTGCAGCATGGCGTTGACCGCACGCCGCATTTCCTTATCCGGGATCAGTTGCGGCAGTTTCGACAGATCGCCTTTGGTCGCCTCTTTCGCCAAATCAAGAAATACCTCGATCAGATCCTTGCCCTCGCGTCGCGCCTTCGCCAACGATGACCGAACGTCGATCCCGAATTTTTTGAACTTGTTCTGGACCGTGTCGACTTCCATTTTCTGGAACAGGTCGCCGAGCGCTGTCGCAGCCTGGCCGGCATCGCCGGTCTGCAAGCGAACCGTCTGCATCATCGCGACCAGACGGATTAGACCTTCCTCGCCCTTCATGCCGAGATTGGCGAATTGCGGAACCAGGCCCGGCAGATGCTGAGCCATGTCCTTCAATTCGAATTTGCCCAGCTTGCCGCCCTTGATCATGATGTCGAAGGCAAGCTGGGCCTGGTCCGCCGCAAAGCCCAGATTGTCGCCGACGGCAATGATCGTGGTGGCCAGGTCCGCCGCCCGGGAATCGGAGGCCTGCGCGGCAACGCTCGTTGCCTCAAGCAGTTTCAAAGCTTCCTCGACCGTCTTGCCAGCCTCAAGCAGGGACGCAAAGCCTTCCTTGACGTTGGCGATCGGCAACGCCGCGACGTCGGCCACCTCCTCGATCCGCTTTTTGACGACACCGATCTGATCGTCGGTTGCCTCGCCCGTAATCACCAGACGCTGCAATTCCCGCTCAAACGACGCAAATCGTTTGGTCGCGACATTCATTCCGGCCGTAATGGCGGCGGGCGCCAGGAACGTCGTCGCCCGGGCGGCGACACCCATGAACCCGCGGTCAAGCCGTCGAACCGACCGGTTCATGGCGCCGGCCTGACGGTTGAACGCCCCGGCTTGCCGGACCATGCGGTCGAACCGTTTCGACAGGCCTTTAAAGACCGTGCCGGTATCGTCGAACGCTTTGAGACGTAACCTGGCTTCGACTTCGCGCGTGCTCATTCGTGCACCTTCAGGTCAGGAATCGGACTGGGCTTCGGACCAGTCCGCGAAGTCCGCCGCATAGAATTCAATTTCGGCAAAGGTCAGGTCCCGGAGATCTGACGGTCGCCATCCGAATCGCCAGAGGAGTCCGCTTGCGTAGCGTTGGAAATTCGGGCTTCTGTAAAAAAATCGAGGATCGTATCCTCAATCAAAAGCGTGTCCGCAAGGTCAGCGATCTGGACATGGTCGGAGCGTTCAAACAGTCGATCAACATAGGCGTTGATGCATTCGGTCGAGACCTGCAGAACGCGATTCCCGTCCCCATAAACCCATTGTTGCGGCTTGCCCTCGGCAACGTAGTCAGGAAATCGCGGCGCGCGATACCGCAACGTGCTGAACTTACCGTCGCCGAACGGATAGGATTTCGACAACGTCAGTGTGAGCGGGTAATCCGTCGACATGCTCTACGCCTTCCGGAACTGGCGACCGACGAAGGCCAGGCCCGACACCTCGCCATTGTTCCGGTTGACCCGCGGCTTGCCCTCGAAATGACCGCCGGTCATCGTATAGACCGTCCCGGTATAGTCTTCGGTCATCGTGCAATCGATTTCCGTCGCCCGCAGGATTGCATCCCAATCGACCGCCGCGCCATCCTCGAACGTGCATTCAAGCCGATAGGGCATGAGACCCACGACCTTCGCCAGCGAGCCGTTCTGATTGACGACGGTCGTGTTTTCCGTATTGGTCGGATCAATCGTCGTTTCCCCGCGCATTGTAAGCGGGTTACCGCCGGCATAACGGAACCGAAATTCACCGCCGAATTCTGACATGGCCTAGTCTCCTGATCTGGTTCGAAACGTTTGTGCCGGCCGTCAGGCCAGGCCGTTCGCTTCGGTGAATTGGGAATGCAGCCGGGCATTGCCGGCCATGACGTCAAGTGCATTGACCCGATCGAGATCTGCCATGATATCGACCCGATTGTGATTTTCCGGGTTGCGCTGAACGATGAACCTGGCGTTTTCCAAGACGCCCGGCATCGTATCGGCAACCCGGTACATGGTCCCCTCGATATCCTTCGGCGTGGAAATCGCGCCGAGATCGGTCGGATTGGAATCGGCAAGCGCCTTCTGGCCATGTTCGCTTGCAAGGAACGACCGGAACCGGCGCAGCGCGTACATCATCTGCCCCATGGACTGGATGTCGCGGAACGTTGAATCCGGCAGGCCCTGCGGGTCGAGCCGGAACATGGTCACAAGCTTGTCGACCGCCACCTGACCGGACGCCGTCACATGCCAGGTCGCGATCCCGGATTTGTTGAACGCGTTACGGGTGGGGTAGTCGGAGTTTTTCGACGGATCCCGCGGCGGCCGCAATCCCTTGACGATCAACCCCGTCTGGTTCCTCGACACATTGCCGAGTGCGCCATCCACGAGCCACGGCACGACCCTGGACAGCAGGCCCGCATCCCAACGCCAGGGCGGTGTCGGCGTTCCGCCTGTACCGTTCGGATAGAAAATACCGGTCTTGTGCCGGTCGTTCTCCCCAAGACCGATCGTCGTCACTTCGGACGTGGTCCCACCGATCGACATGCCAACATGGCCATAGATCTGTTGCAAATAGGACCATTGACCGGAAACGTCATCCATCGCATCGCGATAGCGGCCGCGATTGGTCGCATCTGAAAACGTCCAGGACTGCCAATCAAACGGATTGTCGCCAAGGGCGGCAAGGCCCGCGGAACAATCCGGATCGCCGGCGCCCGCGGTGTCGACGGCCAAGGTCACTTTGCCGGCAAGCACGTTGCCGGTCGGCGGCAGGTAAAAGTCCAGATCATTGAAGATCGCCCCCTTGTGCCGGGCGGTGATCGTGACGACCCCAAGAGCCGCCGCCGCGGTGACCTGCAGGGATGTCCCGGAGAGTTCGTCGTAGTACCCATTGATCGCCGTAGCCAGGGCGGTTGCCACATCCCCAACCGCGTCGCCGTCCGCTACCGTCACCGAAACCGGGTCGCCGCCGATTTCCAGGATGCCGACACCTGCATCCGGCACACTGTCGACGGTCGCCGTCCACACCGCCGCGGTGCCGACATCGTCGATCGCCATGACCCAGATTTCCTGCGCCGGTGCATTTAGCCGGGCAATCCGGAACTTGTCCTCGAGCATCGACCCGACGCCGGCAATCTCCCGCACTTCATTGTGGCTGGATACCGCCGTCGGCGTGTTCAAGGGGATCGTCGCGCCGGTATTCTTGAATCCGACGATCAGTTCCCGCGCCGGCGACTCGAACGTGCCGCCGGACGTCAGCTCAAACGTCAGAAGCGGCGCGACCAGGCCGCTGCCGGGGATGTTTTCAAAGCCTACGCCGCTCATGATTTCGCTCCTTTGGCTGGTTTCCGGGCGCCGGCATCACCAGCGCTGGAATCGTCATTCGTTGAATTGTCCGCTGTATTTGCCGCTGATGCGGCCTCAACGGCGGCTTGTTTGGCTTCGCGCGCCAGCGCGTCTTCCGCCGCTTTCGGGTCCGGGTGCCGCAGGATCGAACCGTCGTTCAGAGCGGCCCGATAGAACGGTTTTTCGACATCGACGACGCGTCCGTGTTCGGATTGCGGAAATAGATGATAGCCACGATCTGGCATCGGCAATGTGTGCTCCAGATTGGCCAACACGCATCGGACAAGTTTCGCCATGGGTCAGGTCTCCGTTGGATCGACACGAGCCTGCAGCTCGCCGTCTTCAGGTGTGGCCGGCGCCGGCTTGCCGACATTGGCGCCGAAACGAATATCGGTGATCGGCGCGCGCGTAATTTCGTCAACCGCGGCCGCAAACTGATCGAGATATGTCCGCCCGTCCGAACCTTCCGGCAGCATCTGGCGAACCTCCTCAACTTTGCCCGGGATCCCGCCGGCATCGTCTCTCAGGCGATCGTCGCACTCACAGGTGATGATCATTTCATGTTGCGCGATCGCCAGTTGCAGCCCGGGATCGAAAAAGCCGCGCGTCACGATCTTTGGAACTTTCTTCGCCAGATGCCGAAACGCCGCGCCCTGTTCGCCGACAAGCAACAGATGGCGGATCTGCCACCCCAGAAATTCCAGTTTGGCTTCCGCCTGCGGCGATGAATGCGCCGCCATCACACTGGCCACGCCGTCACCGTTATCCAGGACGGCCATCGTCAGGATCACATGCAGATCGATAATCCAATCCGCCGCGGCGGATCCTTGCGACCGCCCCCGCTCCGATCCGTCGCGCTGCGGCGAATAAATCGAAACCGTCGGCAACTCCTCGCCCTCATCGCCCAGATCGTCCGCAAAGGCGCCGCGGTCAACGAAGACGCGCGCCTGTGCGATTGTCGGGAAGCCATTGCCGGCCAGATAAGCCGAATAGGGCGCCAGGGCTTCGCGGGCGGCATGGCGCAGTACGGTTGCAGCGATGGTTGTCATTTCGCTCGGTTCAACGTCAGCGCCACATGTCCCCTGCCGTCCGGCATGGTCGTGGCGACCGTGAATTTTTCACCGGTCTTGGTCCGGGTAATCCGATCGCCGTTTCTCAGCGCATGCGGCCATGCGGCGGAGAAGGCCGTGATCAAGAATTTGCCGGAGGACCGCTTTTGCTCGGTGTCGGGACGAACAGCCCGTCCCCCTCCGGAGGCCGACAATTCAGGGTCAGCATCGAACTGCCCCTTGAATGCAAATGCGCTACGGGCCGGGTCGGGTTCGGGATTTCCGTGCGCTGCATGGATCATCGGCGTGGCCACGAATTCATCATGGCCGAAAACGTCCGCGGCTTCCGCCGCCGCGGACGCGATTTCGTTGAAGAAGGTCATGGAAGACTAGTTCGAAGTCTTAAGTTCGACCAGGCACTCGGGTTGCTTGCACACAGCCAACCGGTTCGATTGTGACTTCAACTCGTAACCCTCGCCGTGGTCGAGCTCCTTCACTGAAATATAGACCGTGTCCTGGTCCGGCTCCTCATTGATCATGTCAATGTGGTGCACGGGGGCCTCGAACGTACGCATCATCGACTGTGTGCCGGACGGATAGGCATGCCCGGTATTCTCGGCAACGTTCGCCTCGGTCGTGATGTTTCCGCTGGAATCTTTCACCGGCAAGCCGCCCTTGTACTCCCGAAAACGGACGTCGCCAAAATCAAACACGCGGCCCCAGGAACCGCCTAGCATTTGGCGATTCAACTCGCGATGCTCACTCGAGTTTTGAGCCTGCAACCAGAATTTTTCGACCTTCGCATGGGCAATCAGCTTGTTGAAAAACTTAGAATCGACAATCGACTCGACGCCGTTAGTTGTCTCTCCTTGCAGTTTGGTCATCGCATGGTCGATGGTTTCTTCGCACTTCTCGCGCACATCCGTACTTGCTGTGCCAAGCTTGAAATCCACCGACTTCTTCGTAATGTCGAAGGCGTCGAAAAGGTCGTAGAGTTCAGTCCCTTCACCGTCCTTGATCACCCCTTTCAACATTCCGATCCGAATGTATTCCAGCGTAATCGAGTGGTTTCTCCGAATCTCCATCAACTTACGTGCAAGCTCCCGGTCGATCGAGCGCGGCGTAACTGTACCGTTGACCACTTCCAGGAGCCCGTCCGCATCGTCGACGCGGATCGACTCCAGGTGCGGGAAATGCGGAATTTCAAGAATGATGTATCCCTCGGACTTACCTGGGCCCACGGTGCCCGGAGCGCCGCGTTCTCGTGCGGCGAGCACATAGAGTTTGCCATCTTTCAACTCTATCCGAACATAGCGCGTGGTTCTTGGCTCAATCGGCGCCAAGCCGAGTGCGTTGATCATACCGTAGGTGTTCGGGAGACGGTTCACTTCCTGAGTGAGGTCGACATTTGTGTAGGAAAAATCGAATTCAGGCATCTTACAGCCCTTTCATGGTCGCAAGGCGCGGACAACCGCACTGTTAAAGGATGGGTGGATTGGCTGGCCGAAGATCGCGAGCCCAAGCAAGTGCCGCGAGTGGCACGGCAACTTGCTTGGAACCTGTGGCCATGAGTGATAAAGGCCTCAGCGCACCAGAATGTTGCGCGCCTCGAGCTTGGCGAGAGCCGTTGCTTTCTGCGCCAGCGTGATACCCGACGGCCAGACGATTTCGCCCTGGAAAAGAAGCGCCGGGCCGCGGAGCAGACCAAGGCCGCCGGCTGCATCGGCGCCATCAGAAGCAACAATGTCCTTGAGCGCGATACCCCAGATCACTTCGGTACCGTCCGTCGCGCCCGGGGCCCAGGCGACCGCCTTTCCAACAATGCCCGAAAGTGAAACGGTGAACTTGTCACCGAGAGCAAAGTCGATCGCGCCGTCAGCGATAGTAAACTGGATATGCGTACCTGCATACGCCACGCCCACCGTTGCGTTTGCGAGCACAGAACCATCCGGCGCGGATACAGAAAACAGCCCGCCATCGGTCGGGACAACCGCCGACACCGTCACACGAAATATATCACCGGCAACAAAATCAGCGGCGCCGTCCGCGATCGTAAATTTAATCACATTGTCGAACAGCGTACCGACGACGCCTGTTCCGACAAGGGTTCCGTCCGGGTCCTCAACCTGAAACGTTCCGAGGTTCGACACGGGTTCAATGAATGTTACCGTATAGACCCCCGCTTTGACGCCTTCGGCTGTCTTCGTCATGTGCATTGTTCCAGCACCGTTTCCGGTATTGCCAGCATCAGCCGCAATCACGCCGTCGAAGTCGCCCCCGATACATTCAACGATGTAGTTGCCTTCCTGGGCGATTGCGCCAATCGGCGTGGTCACATCCATGAACAAAGTGCCATCGCCGGTATTGCCTGCATCGGCCGCCACGGCGGCTGCGCCGGCAGTGACGCTTTGGGCCAGCAATTCTCCCATTTTCACCACACGCTCCGCCCCTGAACCCGCGAGCAGCGTGAAACCAGAACGACAAAATTCGGCATTAAGTTCATACTTCAAAAGATCCGACGGCCGTTTCGGCGCCGTGCCCTTATAAATCTGCATGGTCATGGTGGATTCCTTTCTAGTGACCTGTCAGTCGTCGACGCAAAGCCGCGGACGCAGAAGCGCGCGAACAATCAACGTTGTTTTAGCCGTTCGGACTGCGCTGAAATCAAACGAGAAAGTCCGGAAGTTGGCTTGTCGCCACCCGCCGTCGCCTCACCAACGGGATCGCGGTCAGACGCTCGATCTTCAAGCGAAGCCGAAGGGGCTTCCGGCTTCTCCGGAGCCGCAGTAACATTCGCCGAGACGAACCCGATCACATCCTCGGCGCTCATTTGCGGCGATTTGGCAGCAAGTTCCATTGCAGCCGACATCTTTTTGGCGTTACCTGCGACACCTTCCGCGCCGACGATTGCGGCGAGCCGTTGCCGTTCAGAGTCGGCACCCGCCTTCTCTCCTTCAGCCCGAGCCGCGGAGACCGCCGTTTCGTGATCAGCCCTTGGAATGCCCGCATTCTGTTCGACGACGGGTGCGTCGGTGGATTCGCTCATGGATGATCTCCGATTTTGCGAGTTGAGGGTGCCCCTACCGGGGGCAGTGGAAAGTTCCGAAATAAGACCTTCAAAGCTTCCAAGGCGGTCAGCCATACCGGCTGCAACTGCCTTCGCGCCGGGGAGCATATCCCCCTGGCCAAACTTCTCATCGACTGTCGTCTCGGAGACGCCACGATTGCGCGCAACAGCGGACACAAAGATGTCGCCAAGATCGTCCACGACGCGTTGAATCCGTGCGCGTCCGTCTTCGGAATCCATATTCGGTCTCTTGCCCGGTGCGCGCCTGGAAATAAATTCCACTCGCCGGACACCACGGCTTTCGTCCCTGGCAGTCGTATCTGTCACTTCAAGCGCGACGCCGATCGAGCCCAGCAATGCGGTCGTATCGATCACAATTTCGGATGCCGCCGATGCAATCCAATAGGCACCAGACGCCCCCGTGCCGCCGATGTATGCGATGATCGGTTTTCGAGACCGTGCGGCGAATATTGCGTCCGCTAGTTCCGACACCCCATTAACTTCCCCGCCAGGGCTGTCGATATTCAAAATGATCGACTTGAACGACGGATCGTCGAGGGCCTTTTGGAGGTCGCGGCGCACCATGTCATAAGATGTGGCGCCACTTATATCTGTGAAGATGTTTGCCCGCCGAAACATCGGCCCGATAACCGGTATGATTGCTGTTTCCCCCCTGACGGTCAGCCGCTCGGCGGACGGAACGAAACGAGCTCGATATGCCTCCAAAGTTTCCGGTGAAACATCGTTTTCCCGCGCTGCAATCGTGAACAGTTCTTCAACTCTCTCCGGCAGCATCAACCATGGCGCTGACCGCGCGGCTTCCAAAACTCTCGTCATGGATATCACCCGAAGGTTATCGCACGCCTAGACGGACGTCCTGTCGTCTTGCGCGCGCATTCCAGTTTGAGGATCCTGATCCGCTGTTGCAGCGCCATCCGATCCGTTTGAGCGAATTCTTTGCGAACCGAAGAAACTTGGGTCCGCATCTCAATTTCGGACGTCCGCTCACCAGCAAGAAGGCGGTCGAGTGCCTCCTGAAGTTTTGGCCAAACAGCGCACGGGTCGCTCATATCGATACCGGTAAAGATTGACGTCATGCCGAGCCGCGCTCCTCGTCGTCATCCTCTTCCCGTTCAGCCCCGATAGTATTGCCCATCGTACTAGTCGACGGTTCATCCAAGCCTCTGGAAGTACGGCTCTCCCGTTCCCGGGAAAGCTGTTCGTGAACATCCTCGATGTCATCACCACGGTCGGCCGCGATCCGCTGCTGTGTCTTCACACCAAGGCGGTAGTAAATTTCATCGGCCTTGGCCGCCTTTATCTCGTCGGCAACAGGTTTCGGCGGTCCGCGCCATTCCGCGCGGGTCGCTGCGGCGCGATTACGCACGAAGCCGTCGATCCCTCCCGGAAACGATGTGAAGCCGCGGTCGATATCCTCTTCCAACCAGGCATCGTAGTCAGTCTGACGAAAGGGCACTGCAATATGTTGTCTGCGATAGAGTGTGATGGGCCAATTCTTGGCGATACCGTTCTGCAACGATGAATATGACGACCCGCGATAGTCCCCAGTCAAATCTTCAAAAAGGCAACCGAAACAACGCGCCACTTCGCGCAGGAGAAAATTGGCATGGGGCTCATAATTCGAGTTGGGATGTTTCGAACCCTGCAAATTCAGCCGCTCGCCAGCCATAAGGTGAGGGATTTTGCCATAGCTCCCCAGCCGGATGTCCACTTTCTTGTGCCACTTGGCCGTCTCCGCCATATAGTCCATGAACGGAGCCGAGGTGTCGTCCCCGCCAAGCGCCGCGAGCACTTCTTCAGTGGGATAGTCACTCTCTACAGTCGCTGCGAAGATTGCATGCAACAGCGCGGCATGCAGGGTCGAACCGGACAGCCGGTCGAAGTTTCGTAACGTGTTTAGCACCGGAGCGAATAATGTGATTCCACGATACTGTCCCGCCATGCCGTCGAAGACAAGATTGATGATCGTCCGGCCAAAACGATCGCGAGCCCGGAATTCCACGTCCCTCTTGATGCCGTGGCTGTCCGGCAACCGCAGTTTATAGGATTTCGGTGCACCATTGCCATCGAGCCTAACCCCCTGATGGAGCCGCTCATGCGGGTTTGTTTCTCGGCTCAGCCAGTGCGACGGCAAAAGCCTGACGCGTGTCGCTGTCTCTATACCCGGACGATTGATCATCACGATCTGAGTTAGCCCTTCGCCCGTGGCGAACCACTGTCTGAGATGTGCCGCCTCCATCTGACCTGCTGTGTATCGACCGCCCGCGTCGACCGCCCATTTGTTGCGGCATCGCGCTTCATAGCGCCTCTCCACACGACGGGCCCAGACTGAGGCTTCACTTGCGGTCCAGCCAAGTGCCTCGTAATCCGGCTGTGCATTAAGCTTCAATCCGGAACCGATGATCGTGGAAATTGCCGCATCCACGCCACCGGCGATCCATCCATTGTTCTGCAGCACCTCGATGGTTCGAGCCGCAGCCGGCGTCCAGGCCCGCCTTACGTCTTCGGAAATATCGCGCAGCGGCGGACCGCCAATCAGGAGGTCGCTTTTCTCCTCGATCGGCCCGCGCATATAACCTGCACGCGGAACCATCGACTGAACCGGCGGCAGAGACCGCGGCCGGGATATGTTTGCAATTGTTGACATGGCGTCAGGAATTCAAGCTCGCTGCAATCTCGGAGAGAGTCGGTCGTTTCCGCGCTTGCGCCGAAGTTTCAGGTTCGGCGGCGATCTGCTCGACCACACCGGACAAGAGGTCTACCTGTGGGGTCGAAAACCTCGCTCTTAGGCGGGCCCAGCCGTCAGCCGTAAGTCGAGATAGGCCGAGATGTTCCGCCATCGCCATCGCGTAAATTCGGGTATCAAGGAAGTGGTTATCACGCCGAATTTTTCGCCATTCTTCGACCAACCGGCCCCGCTTGATCTCGGTGTGGAAGTATTCCGCGGTCACCATCTTGAAGTAATCCTCGCCATGCCAGCGAGCGAAATGACAGTATCCCGGCGGATCCTCCGGTTCTCCCGCTGCGACACCGACCTTGTGCAGATTACCGTAGAGTTCGCCTTTCAGGGACCAGGTCCCCACTGGCCAAGTCTGCGCACCCTTAAACTTCTGTCGCTTACCCCTCCGGTTCACTGACCGCTTCTGCGGCAGTGAGATCGCCGGAACGCCGCGCCCAGGCATGCCCTTGACCGCGTACGTGTTCGGACGCCGGCGACACCATTCCAGCACCTGTGTTGTCCGGTTGCCGTCGCCAGCGTCGACCGCCAGTGCCTCGATCCGTCGGTCACCGTTTCCGAAGGCATCCGGGAACGACTGGCGATAGAGCTCATCCAGTCGCAACCAAGCACCGGCATTCGGGTCGTCAGTTGAACCGTCTATGATTTCCACGTGCACCGACCACGATTGCCGATCCTCCGCAAAAGCAACGAGTTCGACATAGATTTCATTGTGCCCAACATCAGCGCCACCGACAAAGATCAGGCCCTCGGCAGGGATCCGCCCCTCCGGATAGTCCTCACGCCGCTCCATCAGCCGCTGATGGTCGGGAGCGTTACCGCGCATCGCATATGGCAACGCAAGCACTAGATTCGAAAAATCCTTCTCGCCAGCCTCGCCTTTACCTTCCGATGCCAGGAAATCTTCAGCAATTGCCTCATAAGACATCATCAGCGACATGAATGCATCAATATGAAACCCAGGATGCAGATCCGGGCCGCTTTCAGTCGCAACATACCGTCCGACTCGCACCATCGACACACGTTCCGTTTCACTGATCCGATGGCCATTCGGACACACCTGGCAGCTCCTGTGCGGATGGTCGCGATCAATTTCGAAACTCGACCGGGTCTGCACGAACTCCTCGTCACAATGCGGGCAACGCACCATCCAAACGCGCTGATCCGAGCGGATGTAACTGCGATCGATCCGACAATGCCCCGGCCCTTCACCAAGTTCGTCTCCACTGTCATATTCAGGTGTCGACAATCGGAAAATCTTGTAGGATTTCTGCCGGCGAAATGCAGTAAATCGCCCAAAGAACAGAGTTTCAGGATCCGCACCGTTCGGTAGCATCTGCCATTTCGAAAGTTCGTCCTGGACTCCGTAGCGTGCGGTTTTGGCCGACAGATCCATAACCGTGTTTGCGTTGGCAAGAATCAACACTCCACCCGGAAACTTTTTCTTGTGCGTCGACGATCCGCCTGATGCCCGGGTCGTCACCGGCAGAATAACTCTTTTGCCAGTTGCCTTCTGCCATTCGTCAATCATCGGCTGCAGTTTTTCGCCTGACATCTCCGCAAGTGCGTCCACACCGGGCACTCCGTACAGGATATTGTCTGGGGCGTGTTCCGCGAGATAGAGACACCAGGCCAACGCCAGGATTGATACCCCCGATTGCTGGCATTTCCGCGCAGTGATGAAATTCGCGGGATGACTCAGGTCAAGACATTCTGCGATCGCCGGTAAGTACGGCGCGTCCTCAATCGACCAGAATTCGCCTTTTTTCGGTCCGTCGACCAGAACGATGTTTTTTTGAAGCCAGTCGACAAAACGAGGCCGCGGCCTTGGGCGGATCCCCTCCGACAATGTTGCTCCGACCAGGCGCAACGCTCCGACGTGCGTATTCATGCGTCGACGTCCTCGATAAGAGAATCCGTTTCCGGAGCGGCGTCAGCAATTGTCGCCAGTATGTCTGCGATATCGGTATTCATGTTTTTCGCAGATTCCCTCAGCAGCACCCGGAGCCCATGGGCACCCTCCTTCGAAACCGCAAGGGCGCCTTCATCGGCTACGTTCGCGATCCGATCGACGCGCGCTTGAATTTCACTGGCGCACCGCTCAAGAGCAATCACCAGCATGTCCTTGCGAACGAGGTTACCGAGTTGCTCCTGCCGTTCCAGCTTCAACCGGTCGACCTTCAGCCACTCCGATTGACGCCGCGCCTCATCGAAGGAATCCGATGCAGCCGCCGGCTGCTTCCGCTGGGTTTTGGCTGGATTGACATACTGTCCACGGTGATGTTCGAAATGTGCCAACGAGATTGTTTTGACACGGCCACGGGTATCCCGTTCAACCGGAAGATCCGGCATGGCCTTAACCGCTTTCGATATCGCCTGGACGGACACCCCTTCGCGTTCAGCGATCTCCTTCAGCGTCACCATCACGTGAGGTTCGTCTGTCAACCGCTAGGCCTCTTTCTGTAAACCCTGTCAACCCAATCTCAGAGTTTGATTTACTGCACAAATCTCGGGGTCCCCCGGCCCCGCGCGGCCCAATGGGGCCGGTACGGTCCCTACGGTGTTGCAGAGATGCAACACAGCGTCGGAACGGCCGAAAACCGCAGAAAACCGCGTCATTTCGGCAACAGGCGTAGGGTTTCGTGCAAAAGGCGTGGCGCCAGGTGGATGTTTCCGACTTCAGCCAGGACGTCGGCGAAAACATCCGGATGATTTCCGATATCGCTTGCCGGGTTCGGGCCGAACAGCTCCTGGATCGGCGTGCGGCGCGACGTCTTGCGCTTGAACGCGCCCTCGTGGCCGCTGGCCATGGTGGCTATGAAGCCGCCGGCGATCGTTCCGCGCCCTCGAACCGACACACCCTTGGTGTTTTGCCTCGCGCCCATCTTGATCAGCGGAACCCAGCCCGACCGGACAACGTGTTCCAGCGTGTCGGACCCGGTGTTGAGCATGGTGTAGACTTCGCGGATGTGCTTCTGGGCAAGTTTGATCCGCTGTGACGACCGCTTGACGACGCGGGTGCGGACCATGGAGTTCATGCGGCGCATGGTGCGGCCGAAGGCCTTGGCCCGCATTTCCATCGGCAGACGCGCGAAGGCGCGCCCCAGCCGGTCATACTCGGCAGCGTCTACGTGAAGCATTGATGTCTCGGAATATCCCCGGTCAAAACAGTCAGATCTGACTGGTTTGAATCAAAACGCCCGCCGGGGTTAGCCGTCGGGCGCACTGGTTGAGATTGACGATTTGAATACACCCCCTCTAATACACTGTCAACAGCAAATAGAAGGCCATAGAAACGCATCCCGAAATTTTATCTTTTTTTGTGTTCTTCGTTGAGTTCGACGTCTGACGGCATTTTCTCGGCCACACGGCGCAATGTAGAGCGCAAGGTCCGGCCGCATAGCTGTTTGGTGGCCGCGCGCGCGGTTCCGCGCTCGATCGCGTCCGGATCGTCTTCCAGGATGATCGCGGCCGATCCGACGGTCTGGAAATGGACGGCGACGCGAATCAGGATGATGAACGCTTCCTCGCCAACCAGTTCGGCTATCTCGCCAAGCATGGCGCCGGCCTCGGCATGGGCGTCCATCGAACTGACGATGATCCAGTCCCGATCAGCACGGCAGGACGTGTCGACCCGTTCGCCAAGCAAGGGCGAGGCGTTCGATCCGACATGGCTTGCCGCCGACGCCAGGGCGCGGATCCACCCGGCCGCCCGCACCTGGTCCTTGTTGAGGACCGTCCGCTTGCCGGATTTCTGCATGGCCAATTGCGTGATCGGGTCGACGCCCGACCGGCCCGCCATTCCGGATGCCGGACAGGCCGCCGCCATAAGGCCGATCGCGCGCGACCGCCTATGATCGGCAAGGACCTTCCGCCGGGTGAAGTCATCACCGCCCGTTTCCGGGCTTTGATAGATGCTCTGATATGCCATGTTTCCCATTTCCGCCTGCTAGAACCGCCGATGTCCAACCTGTCCAACCTTGTCCAACCTTGAAAATCAAAGGTAGGACACATATTCCTCAACGCTTTCAAACGCTTGCAACCAAAGTCCAACCTGTCCGACCTTTCAGCGCCAAAACGAACAGGGCTGGAGGGGTCAATCGCCTTTCGCGCCCGCGTGCGCACGGACCACCCGAAAAAGGTTGGACAGGTTGGACAGGTAGGCCAAACCTTTGAAACCAAACGCTTTAATCCCGTCCAACCTCTTATCACCTGTCCAACCTAGGTAGGACAAAACGTCAAAAATCCGCGTCCTCCCCTTCTTCCTTGAGCCATGGTTCGTCGTCGTCTGGCCAATCGACCGGTTGTCCCAATGCCGCTTCAAACGCGTCCCTGCAGGCTTGCAGCGACGGGAAACCGTAAAAGCCCTTGCGGGTGTTGGTTTCGGTATCGATGCGCTTCAGATTGGTTCTGACGGCGGGTATCAGTCGTTTCAGCCCTATCCCGAACGCGGTCTGATCCTGCCGGCGCTTGATGCCGATACGGTCGGATTCATCCAGATACTGATTGAAAAGGGCTTCCTTCTTTATCTCGCCATCGGGTGGCCAGCCGCTGATCTTGCTGGACAGATACCCTTCATAAAGGCGGAGAAACAAAAACGACTCGATCGGATTGAATGACCGGATCTTCTGCTCCAAGAGACTTTTGGTCTTCGGCGCCAGGCGCAGATTTACCTTCGACAAATCGAAGGCGAGCAGATCGGCAAGCAGGGCTTCACGCCCGCCATTGTTCAATTCCTCATACATTTCATCGAAATACTCGAAGCTCTCGACCGCGTTCGGCGCGATATCGAGGACGCAATAACGACGTTCGTCTTTGCCGGCTGGAACAACCCAGTCTTCGTTCGACGTCATCATGATCCGATTGTAAGAGGTCAGGCGAAACGGATCGATGCCCTTGGATTCGATCATCTGGGTTTTTGCGGTGATCAGGCCCTTCAGTTTGCCTTCCGCGACCTTGTCGCCGGCCCAGACTGCTTCCTCCGCCTGAAGCAACAGACAGGACGCCATGTGTGCGTTGAAGTTGCCAGTGACATAGCGCGGCTCATCGACCAGGAAATAGTGTGCCTCGAACAACGACCCCATGACGTCGCCGACGGTGGTCTTGCCGGCGCCCTGCTTGCCGCGGATCACGATCGCGGTGCCCATCTTTTCCCGCGGCCGCTGCACCATCTGGGCGAACCAGGCGAACACCCATTCGAACAACCGTTCATCGCCGCTGCAGAAATTGGTCAGCATGTGGTCGCGAAACACACCGTAAGAGCCGGCGCCGGCGTCCGGCGCAGTGGAATAGCCCTGCCATAGATTGAGGTAACCGGACGTGTTGGCCGCACCATCCGGGTTCGGAAAAAACTCGATCCCGTCATAGGTCCGGCGACCGCGATCCGAAATCCATCGCGTGGCCCAGCTCACGCGCTTGATCTTGCCGTCGGCAGCACGGACTTCCGTCGGCCGGTTGGCCATCCAGGTCCCGAACGCCTGTGTCGTCAGAATGCGGATCCGATCCTCGACCGGCGCATCCGGCTTTTCTCGGATGATGGCGGCCTTGGAACCGATCAAAACCAAGGCCCATTCCTGGTTGAGTTTATCAACGGAGTAGCCGAACGAATTCGGCAAACCTCCCCCTTCGTCCCTGCTCTCTCTGCCGTCAAAATCGTCATCGTCCAGAGGACTTGCCGAGGCGATCGCCGCATTTATCCTGTCGTCATTGGGATTATTCGCCACGCGCGACCTCCTCGATCGGAGCCGCTTCGCGGCACTCTGCCATTGGCCCAGGCTGCGCCGCGGGCGCAGCGGCTTCGGCCGGCGTGCCCAACCGTCGGACGTCGTTGAAATCAACGCCGTCGCCCGGATGCGCCGCCTTTATGATCCGCCCCGGCACCGCCCAGCGGCGCGCGGCGCGGCGGTGCACGCATTCGCAGGTGAACGGGTCGGAATCCCCGTCCATCAACGTGATGACCTCCTCGACTGTTTCCGGGATCGACAAGGCGCGTTCGTCGGAAAAGTCCGGACCAGGTCCGGGCACTTTCGCGATTCGGCCGGCCTTGGTTTTCAGGGTCGGATGCGGGACCGTTTCAGCCGCCTTGCCGCCCAGATGCTGCAGGCTGATCGATGTCCAATAATCCGTCTGCAGGACGGTTTCACGGCGGTACTTCGCCCCCCGCGCCAGCTCTGCCCGCAAAACCGAAATGACGTTTTCAAAGCCTTCCCCGATTACCAGCCGCTTCGGCTGGTTACGCAGAACCAGGCGGATCGCTCCGCAGCGTTTCGATCCCCGGATCTTTTTCGACGGCAGGACTTCGCCACTGTCCGGGCAAACGATATGCAGCTTCTTCCCCGGCCGGTCCGGGTCGATATAGGTGATGTGCACACCTAAAAAATGGCCGGTCGCTCCGGTGATCGGCAACAGCATGGCTGGGCCGGTATGGAGGATGTAGGGTTCGTCTTCGTCCGTTGTTTCGTTCTTGCGTGTGTGCCAGTAGGGCAGTTCCGGCGCGCACCGGATCAGTATTTCAGACGGCAGCGGCCAGACCTCGCGCGCAAACAGGTAGCGTTCAATCGCGGATCGGCGGATTGGTTCCCCACCCCTCCATATGCCATAGGCCTTTTTGCGCTCGCTCTCCCGATACCAATTCTCCTTCTGCTCCGCCCGTTCCCTGGCCGCTTCGGCCTCGCGTCGCCGGCGGTCCAGTTCTTCGGGCGGGATCGGCGCCAGGCCGCCATCGGCCAAGCCCGCTTCGCCGGCCAAGCGCTGGACGGCCTCACGAAAGCTGATTCCCTCGGTCTCACTGACAAACCGGAAAATGTCGCCCGTCGCGCCACACCCGAAGCAATGATAGGACCCGCGCCGGTCGCGGACATGAAAGCTCGGCGTCTTTTCGGCATGGAACGGACAACAGGCCCAATATTCCCGCTTCCCCGGTTTCGATTTCTTCGCGTCCCAGGTCACAAGCCGGCCGGCAATGTCGGATATGTTCAGCTTGTTGCGGATATCGTCGAGAACGTGCGGCGGATAGAGCATCAGGCGACCCTCCGCAAATCGACGACGCGCGGATCGACCGGGTTGATCGGAAACCGCTCGCGCAGCATGGCTTCCGACACGCCATCCGGCTGGTCCAGCTTCGCCAGCCAGCCGATCGCCTGCGCATGGTCGATATCCAACATGTGCGCCATCAGCGATATGGAATCGTCACCGCGGGCATTGCAGATCGGGCACTTCCACCGGTCCTGACCGGTATGGATGGCGAAGGCCTCCCGGGCCCGGCATTTCGGGCAGATGCCGGTTCGAACGACATCGCCCGATACGACCCAATGTTCGCTTTCGGCAACCGCGAGGCAGGTCCTGACCACGGCCGCGGCAATCCAGCTTTCGGTGTCCATATCAAACATTGGCAACCTCCCGCATCGGCGCCCCCTCCCCCGGATCCATCAAATCGAACAGGCTCGGCGTCTCGATCTCCGCTTCGGCCGCGGTGAGATAGTGAACGCCGTCGCGGAAATAGCCCTCGTGCAGCTCGCAGCCGAGGCCGATCCGCCCCTTCAGGACGGCGCGCAGCGGCACGGTCATCAATCCGGCGAACGGGTCGTAGACGGTCTCTCCGGGCATCGAAAAGCGTTCGATCAGCCGGTCGACGATGTCGAACTGAAGCGGGCAGATGTGCATCTCGACATTGCGCCGGACCTGGTCGCCGTTCAGCGTCTTCATGCGCGCCACGTCGTGCCAGACGTCAGGATGCGCCGATGCCGGCGCAAGCGCCATGAACGTCTTCGGCAGGCGGTCGCCCAGTTCCTCGCCCAGCCGCACGAGATAATCGTGGTCGTAGATTTCAGCCAGACTGAACCGTTTAACGATCGCGGTGATATCGGACATGCCGAGCGTCTTGAGCCGTTCGGCGAATTCCGCCGGCGGCACGAGCCGATCCCCGGCCGATCGCCAATAGGCATGCGCATCGATCTGCCATCGCGCCAGGGAATAGTCCTGTTTGTCGCGTACGACCGGAACGTCGGCATAGCCGCGGCCCCGATCGCTCTGCGGCTTGCGGAACAAAAGCACATATTCCGGACAGCCGACCCCGGCTTTCGATCCGTCCTTGCACATTTCGGAATAGCCCAGCCGGTATGTCTGATTGTTCTCTCGCACCACGTCGGTCACGATCGTGATCATGCCGGCATAGTCGAACTCGTGGCGACGGCCGTGCAGGATCGCTTCGGCATGGAATGGCGATATGGTCGGCGCGCCGGCGCCCGTGACGGCGCCGAACAAAACCCGGTCCTTGACGTGAATGCAGGCGAGCCGACCGGGATTGAGGATCCGCAAGAGTTCCGGCGTCAGGAAGTCCATCTGGCGCCAGAAATGATCGTTGTCGTCGGTGTGCCCGAAATCGTTGTAGGAATCGGTATATTCATAGTGATTGGAAAACGGGATCGAGGTCACGACCAGGTCGACGCTGTCGGGATCCATGCGCGCGGTTTCGTCGACGCAATCATTGTTGACCGCGCGGAACCGATTGCCGGCGACTGCCTTTCGCTCCACCCCGATCGACCGGCCGGTGACTTCCGCAACCGGCAACCGGCCCAGCCCGTACCGGCGGATGATCGCGGTCATGCGCGCCATCATCGCGTCATGTTCGGCCCATTTGGTTTCCAGGTTCCGGCGGACCTCGCGTTCGGCTTCGGAATGGATGATGTCGAGTCTGCAGGGCCGGGTCTGGCCGAACCGGACGGTGCGGTGGACCGCCTGGATGAAATCATGGAACTTGAAGCCGATGCCAAGAAACACCGACCACGCACAATGGCGCTGAAAATTGCAGCCGACGCCGGACATTTCCGGCTTCGTCGCCAGTTCGGCAAAGCGTCCATATTTGAAGTCGACGGCGTTTCGTTCGTTGACGGCCTGGTCCTGCGCCCCGTAGATCGCGCGGGCATCCGGCACGGCTTCGGCGATCGCCTCGCGCTCGGCTTCAAGATCGTGCCAGATGATCCGGTGCGCGTCAGGACCCTCGGCACGGATTTCCATAAGCTTCCGGACCCGGGCGGCAAGGCTCGACCGTTTTTCCGCCGCGGCCTGCGAAACCCCGAGCGCGGCATTGCGAAACAACCGCCCCTGCCCGTCCCGATCCGCCCCGGCCGTGGAATGGTCGCTCGGCACTTCGTGCCAGTTCACCGTCACAGCCGGCAGTTCATATCCATCGTCGCTGAACCCGAGGTCCGACGGCTTCTGCAGAAAGATCGCCCAGGAATGCACCCAAAGCCAGAATTCATCTTCCTTGTGCGGATAAAGCTGAAGGTCGCCGGCCTTTTTGGAATTACGCTGGAAAAACCGTGTCAATGCCTGGCCGGTATCCATCACGCCCAGAAAGCCGGCATAATGGATCAGTTCCTTGATCCGGTTCGGCGACGGCGTCGCGGTCGCGACGAAACGATAGGGCACGCCCTCGAACAGGGGCAGGAATTCCTGATAGGTCTTCGATCCGAACGACCGCAGCACCGCCGCCTCATCGAGACTCGCCGCGTTGAACAGGCCGGGATCCAGCCGGCCGTCGCGCACGCTTTCATAGTTCGTCAGATAAAGCCCGTCGCCGTCGATTTCGGCGTCGCGCCGAATGAACCGCGGCGTGACGGCAAATTGGTCCCGGAACCGCTCATCGGTTTCCGCCATGAATTCGTGCGTTACGCCAAGCGGAGCGACAATAAGCTGCCGGCCGCCGTGACACCGGGCGACATGGCGCATGATTTCAAGCTGGATCGAGGTCTTGTGCAGTCCGAAGGCCGCAAAGATCGCACGGCAGCCGCCCGAAAGCGCCCATGGAACGATCGCCCGACAGTGCGGCGCCAGGTTCGGATTGACGTCGGCCGGATCAATGTGGAAACCAGTCGGTTCGGCCAAAGTCATTTTGGCTTCGAGGAAGTCGCGATAGTTCATGGTGCCCCCGTATCCGAAAGCGCCTCTTGCTGATCTCGCGCCTCATCGCGGCATGCGGCGCACTGCTCGAATTCGCCGCTTCCATGCCGACACCGCACCACTAGGTCCCGAACGAAGACTGTCTTTTGCTCCGCGCGATCGTCCGCCGTCGGGACGAAGGTTCGGAGGTTGCGTAACAGTTTCATCAGATGCGGGGAAAGGATGGGCAGCCCGGCCGCTTCCGCGTCGATCTGGGCAAACATGCAGTCGCCGCACAGCAACACGCCGTCGTCGTCGCCGCATCTGGGACATTTGGGTTCGTTCATGGCCAGCACTCCGGGGCCACGGGCAGAACAAACAAACACCCGCGGGACCAATCGCCATCCCGCATGGTTGCCGGCGTAAGAGGTGCGCCAGCGCAAGGATCTTTCAAAAACTCGGCAAATGCCGCATCCTCGAGACTAATCATTTCACTGGCGGGACATTTGGTCCCAATCCACGGCACGATCACATGCGGCACACCTGCGGGACCGCGATAGGAGACGACCAAAAACGCGGAACAGAACTGGCAGAAGTGCGAAAGGACTTCGGTCTCGCTTAAGCCAGATCCGTCGTAGTAGGCCTTGTGCCAGGAATCGATACCGGGTCGATGGCAGTGCGGGCAGTTCCATCGGGTGTGAGAATCGTGGGTCATGGTTCGCTCCGCTCCTCTCGCTCCGTGTCAATGCACGCTGGATTTCGTGAACGGCGCACCCGAACCCGGACCATGCACGGACGAATCTTCTCCGCCCTGCGCCTGTGCGACCGCCTGCGCCGACAGCAAAAGATTGCGGACAATCGTGTCGACCAGATCCAAACCGAAGGGCGCGATCGCAAAGACAGCGCCGTCCTCATCAACAAGCTGAATGAACAGGCCCGAACATCCGCAGGTCGGGTCGGTGCAGCTCGCAATCGAAAACTGCGATGCCACCCTGATCCCCCGGCGCCCCGCTTCCTCGCGCGATATGGTCATGGTCTGTCTCCCGTGGTTTGGCCCCGAACAGCGATCCCAACCGCAAGATTGCGGACCCAGATCGGTTCATTCGAAAGCATGAAGGTTTCGCCGGACCAGGCGAGAAGCAGGGTCTGGCCCATCGTGTCGGCGATGGCCTTGGCCGCAGGCGGCGGCACGGCGTTGCCGATGCGCTCGCGCCAGGCGGAATCCGACAGGCCGTCCAGCTCAAGCACCTCGTGCGGATCGACCAGGCCCTGCAGGGCGGCCAACTCCAACGTCGTGAACGGCCGGTGCCAGGTTCCGTCCAGCGCGCGAATGACCGCGAACAGGCGGTCGTTCGGTGCCGGAAGGGAGGACGCCGCGCCCTGGTCCGAACACGCGGCGACGCGCGGATCCGCGACCGACCATCGGCCATTGTCGTGTCTGGCGGATCCGGACACGGTCCCGCTTTCGGACTTCCAGTCAACAACGCCGTAATGGCCGCCGGTAAGATAGGCGTCGCGGCCGTCGCGAGCGAAATCCGGTCTGGGATCGGCGACCGACAGCGCGCCCGACTGGACGTGCTGCCCGCCCGTCACGGTTTTGGACGGCGCATCCCAGCCCTGAACCGACAGCTTGTTGTGAAAGGCGTTCGGCCGGTATCCGTTGCACCGCGGATCCGCGACCGACCCGCCGCCGGAATAAGGCGCGCGGCTTCCCGTGACGGTGCCGGCGTGGCTTTCCCAATCGGCGACGGCAAGCTTGTTGCGATGCGCCGAGGGCGACCAGTTGCAGCGCGGATCGGCGACACCCAGCCCGCCAGCCGACGGCATGCCGCCGCCGGTCACGGCCGGCGATGTCTCGCCATAGCCGACGACGCGAAACACATTGTTGAACCGGACCCCGCCAAGGCGCGGATCCGCCAGCGCAAACGCCCCCTGCCCGGTCGTCGAAGCGCCGATCACCGTCCCGGCCGGTTCGTCGATCCGCGTGACGCGGTATTTGCCCTTGCCGCCGAAGCCGGGCCCGGCGCGCGGGTCGGCGACGGAATGAGGCCCGCCGCCCGCCAGCATCTTCGACGTGACCACGCCCGACGGCCGGTCCCATGGGCGCACGCCCAGTTGAACGGATTTCGGGTGGCCATCCACACGCGGATCCGCAACCGAATAGGCTCCGGTCGTCGGCGTTCCGCGGCCGGAAACGACGCCGGTGGAATCGCCCCAGTCGTGGACGCCGAGATAGCCGCCATGGCGTTCGCCAACGATCGCGAAATCGCGCAGAAACCCGTCCTCGACCGCAAGGTCGTTGAGCGATCGCCAGTCCGAGCCGGCCTTGACGAAGGCCAGCCGCACCCATGTCTTCCATTGCAGGCTGGGCATGCGGTGCATGGGCAGGACCGGTTCCGGGCCCGGCACGGGCAGCGTGTCCAGGACGTCGCCGACGCCGAGCAGCGGCCGCTTCGGCGGCTCGTAGACAAACGGCGGGACCTTGTCCTGATGCCGCGCCACCAGAAGAAACCGCTTGCGGCTTTGCGCCAGGCCGCCCAATTCGCCGCAATCGTGCGTCGTCTCCGCCACCGCATAGCCGTATTGACGCAACAGGGCGATGATCCGGTCGAGCAGCGGCCGGCCGCGCGACGCGATCCGCGGCACATTTTCAAAGACGACTAGGTCGACGGGATCGTCTCTATAGGCCTCGAGCATCAACCAGACGCCGCGCAGGGTCAGCGCGTTCAGGGCCTGATATTTCGCCGTCTTCGACGAGGTTTCCGAAAGCAGCCCGGAAAAGCCCTTGCACGGCGCCGACAAAAACATGATATGCGGCCGCTCGTTTCCGAATGCCGCATGCAGGTCCGACGGAAGCCGCTCGCGCCAGTCCGGACCCGGCTCGCGGCCATGAAAATCGATATATTGCGCGCGCGAAAACAGATCCATGCAGGTGCCGGGCACGCCGGCCAGCCGGCCGAAATCGGCAATCGCCGCGGGGCTGAAGTCGATCCCGCCGAGACAGCGGAATTTCGCCTTCAGCGACCCGACCCGGGCTTCGCCTCGGTTGAAGCCGCGGGCCGG